TTATTTAGAACGACATTTTATTTAGAACGACATTTTATTTAGAACGACATTTTATTTAGAACGACATTTTATTTAGAACGACATTTTATTTAGAACGACATTTTATTTAGAACGACATTTTATACGTCTTCTTTTATTAGAAAATGATTTTCTTTTGTTTCTTCTTTTTATGGAAGATTTAGTAGGTGTATATTTTCTTTTTCTTTTTTTAGACATAGACCCACCCTTACTTGAAGATGGCCATCCTTGGTCAGGAGTTTTAGGACGTGGCAGTAAAGATGGATCATAAGGTAATGTTATATTACTTTTAGGTGCTAAATAACCATCAGCTAATTGTTTTAATTTAATAGATAACTCTTGAGGTTCAAATAAAAATAGACCTAATTTTGTCATCAAATTATGATATTGTCTTCTTAGATTGGTATTAGAAACTAAGACACTATTATTATTTAAATCCATAGTCCAAACTGTATCACCTCTAAATTTAAACATAGCAAACAAAATAGAATCAATAATTAATTTAATAAATTCATTTTCAGTTAATACAAAGTCAGTTATATTAGAGGGGGAATCATGGAATTGAGAGAGGTAAAATGCTAAATTAATAGAATATGTATTATTATTAGAATTATAGGTAACTAGATTATTAGATTTCTTTTTTAGCCTATTATAACAAGTATTAAATATTTCGCAAAAGGTGTTTTCTTGAATTGGAGTCAATCTATGTAATTGGTCAGTTTCTGATAGGGATCTATTTAAGCTATTTAATTTATCAATTGAATGGTTCAAAATAGCAATAATCACTGAATTTTTAAAATCTTCATTATTAGTTTTAACACTCATACTAACATAAAGTTATATTAAAAAATAATTTATATAATAAATATATTACTAAAATTATAGAATAAGTTGTAATCGTATTTTTTTCTTAAATTTTTCTTCATCATTAAATAAAAATAATTTGAATTTATGTTGTGTATAATTATCAAATTCATGATTAATAATAATTCTAGATGAAATACGTAATTCAGATATAAATACCATATATTGAAAAAAATTATTATCAGTTATACTTTTATCAAAACAATATCCATCATAAATTTTATCAATAACAGAATCATTATTAAAACACATTTCCAACAAATTACAGTCATTTTGAACTTGTCTAATGGAACGCATCGTTGTATTAATATAATCAATTTTTGAAATCCATGTAGAATAGAATTGAAGCGCATGTTCTGATAAAAAAATTAATTGATTATTGATTTGAAATTGTATCATATTTAGAAGATCAACAATTCTTCTAATAGGAGAAGTAATATGAATATATGCTTCTAATTCAAGTGTTTCATGTCTACAAAGTTGAAGTAAATTTTCTTCAGGATACGATTCAATATTAATATATTGACCAGATGTACTACTAAAAATTTTAAGAAATTGGCAAACATCTGTTGGTAATGATGAAGGTAAACAAACCGAGTGTTCTTTTTTAGAAACACACCTAAAAATACCATTTTTATTTTTTAATAATTCTTTAGCACAATGATGATTCATAAAAATCATTAAATATGAAACAACGTCATGACTATCGTGAATAGAAACGTATTTATATTTGCTGGATAAATTAGTAGTACTTTGTAAAAGATGTATATAGTCTAAATCATTTAATAAAGCAGGTTCTTCATAACAAAAATTTTTAAAAACTTTGATAAGACAATTCGCATAATTAATAGAAATAATATTGTAATCATTATCAAAAATTATATCCATAGTAAAAGCAAAGCGTCTAGCATTAGATTGTAAAGAGCATAAACAATCAGATAAAATGTTAGGTAACATAGGTATTTTCCTATTGGGAAGATAAATTGTAGAGATGCGTTCAGAAAAGGCGGGCCAAAGATTTAGGCAATCTAGCCATATAGAAACATTGGCGATATAAATACTAAGCAGCGTTTTTTGTCCATTAGAGCCTAAACTTTTAATGCTAAAACCGTCATCAAAATCTTGACTTCCAGACGGATCAATAGTAAATGTTTTCCAAGAAGTGCGATCTTCAATATTTGGATACTTTTTAAAAATATCAGTTATAAAAGAATCATGAATATGAGCTTTTTGTTTAATAGAATTTGTGGTAGTTTTATTGAATTCTTTTAAAGATATATTCAGATTTTTACAGTAAAGCTGATATTCATAGAAATTATCAATAATATCAACAGGTCCAATGGTTAGAGATAATATACCGCGAGGATGTTTTTCTAGCCAGTTATTGAAACGGATAGTTACGTAAAGATTATTAAAAACTTTAGAAAAGCCCATTTGTTTGATTTCATATGGTACAAGAAAGATAGGAATTGATGTATCGTTTGGAACACATTTATAAAGCAATTTGCCTTCTTTAAAAGAGTTTTTATTTTCACGACCATATGTTTTGTTGTTATCAAGAATAAGTACAGCAGCTATATTTTCATTGGTTCTTATATTAGATTTCACAATTTCTACTTTTCCTTTATTATATATAAATACGTCATCATTTAATAATTTATGATTTATTGGATTTAAATCATCAATCAATATGGGTTCCATAGTAGAAGCATTGTACACTTGCCACGTTTCATAATTTCTATTGGCAATTTTTATTTTGTATAGTGTCATATTTATACCTGATTTATTATATAATATGTTTATATTTCTTTAAGTAGTTTTAATAATTATTTTATTATTTTATTTGTAAAAATAATTATATTCGTTTAATTTATAAAATGTCGCGAGGATCTCGTCTTCCTAATTTTGATTTTGCGGGTTTTACTGATCCTGCTGCCGCTTATGGTTCTGGTGCTGGTATTGGTGATGGTGTTCCTACTATTGGTGGTCCTTTTTCTGATTCTGGTTCTGGTTCTGCTGCTTATCCTATTACTGGTGGTGTTGCTTCTGTTAATGGTTTTGGAAACGGATTAACTCTCGGCGACATAAACAAAAATGGTAATATATTTTTAACTGAAGTAATTCATTTAGTTGAAATTGTGTCTAAATTTGAAGCTATTACTATCAAATCAATATTATCCAGTTTAATAGCTGGACTACCATTTGAAACACCACAATGGAAAACTCTAAGTAATAATTGTAAAAGGTATGGAATTAATTTGGGATTTTTTAAAGATACAAATTTAATTTGTAGTTTTCCTAGTGAAGGGCCAATTTTAATTAGTACTGATGATGGCGCTTTACAAGAAATAGGCCTAGGTTCTACAAAACCCAGGGAGTGTACAACGGGTATTTCAGTTACTGTAATTTGTTCAACCCCTCAAGATTTACAACTAAATCTACAAGGAATGGCAGCAAAAGCTACAACTCCAGTTGTAACAGAAGCAGGAGCAGATACAAAATTTTGTACTGGTAAAACGTATCATAGATTTAATTCAAGGCCTAAATTGAATATGGATTCTACCTTTGGACCAGGAAATAGTCAAAACGTTGTTTATGCTACAGCAGATTTGGGCGACGTAACATTAATGGCATGGAGACTTAGCGTAGTAAACCCAAATATCACATTACAAGAATTAATGACAAATTATACACCTATTAATAATGGAATTAAAATACAATCTTTTGAAACTTTAAAACAAGATATAGATTCCCTTTTAACTGAAATTTTCAAATTAATTAATGATGCTGCTATTGATATCGAACAATTTTCTGAAGGTTTAATAAATGGTTTTAAAAATGGTGATGCTGTGGGATTTGGTTCTGTACCATTTACAGGAGATAATCACGGAGAAATTACTTTAAACTATAATTTTTATTCATTAAAGAAAATTAATATCGATTCTCAAAACATTAACAATAATAAGTCTGATTTATATAAATTAGCTTTTGACTTAGGATTTTATATTTCATATAATATATTTTACTATTTTTTTTATAGTAATGATGGTGAAATTATAAATTATATAAAAGAGTTAATTCAGGATTCTATTGGTTTAGGTCCGCTTCCTAATAATCAATTTAAAGATATATTTACAGAGGGACTCCAAGTGGGATACAACGCAGGTTTGAAAGACGCCTATAGTGCGTCTAAAACATATTTAAAATTTATTCGGTTACAAGGCGTTATTAATCCTGAAGAAAATAACCCTATATTTAATGATGGATATATGATAGGATATTGGATTGGATGGAATTTTATTATGAAAATCAAGGGCTTAAGACTTGAATAAATAATACGAAAGAACCAAAATTAAGAAAAATATTTACATCTTCAATTCCGTAATAAAAATTATAATTATTTTATTTGTAAAAATAATTATATTTGTTTAATTTATAGAATGACACGAGGATGTGATACCGCTGAAGATAAATATAGCGATTTTATTACTACAGGTTCTGGTTTAAGATATAAAGATCTTAAGGTAGGTGATGGTGCTATACCATTAATAGGAGATACTGTCCAAGTTAATTATACCGGTTGGTTAGAAGATTTTGATAGTGTAAAAAAATTTGATAGTAGTTATGATAGACGCAGCCCTTTAGTATTTAAGGTTGGAGTTCTTGAAGTTATTCCTGGATGGGATGAGGGTTTACTTACTAATCTTAAAGTTGGAGGGAAAAGAAATTTAGTTATTCCTCCTATTTTAGGTTATGGTTCAATGGGGGCAGGGGATTTAATTCCATCAAACGCCACTCTTTATTTTACTGTCGAGCTTGTCGGTATTTTAGGTTCTGCTACTACTGCTGATGGTTCTAGTATAGTTATAGATCCTAGAGATGTAACTATTGGACACATCTTAAATACTGGAAGTCTTTATAATACTGAAGTTGCTAGTTTAGCAATCAATTTATCAATATTGGACGCTAGTTCAATACTTGCCATAACAAATACATTAGTTGGTAAACAAAAATTTAATCCACAAAATTTTACAGCAGTATCAGATGTGTGTTCTAAAGGAAATTTTAATATTGCCATATTAGTTAATGGAGATTTACGAGTTCATTTTAGTCCTACTAGTGGGCCTTTAATATTAGTATATAAAAAAGCAGGAGAAATGCCTGAACTATCACCCCTAAAAACCGATATAAAACCCGATCCTTTAGAATTAGATAGTTTACAGAGTTTATATGAACAAGGCGGATTTAGAGATATGATAGCCCAAGCAACTAATCCAGTATCAAAATTAGTAAATAATATAAACAATAGTTTTTATACATGTCCAAAACCATACTTAGGAATCCCATTACCAAAATTAGATGTGTTAGGTACATTCAAATTTAGTAAATCAAAAGAATATATTTTAGTAACTACTAAAATACCAGTGGAAAATGGTTTTATGCAAATTATAGCATATAAATAATAATTTTTTTTGTAAAAATAATTATATTCGTTTAATTTATAAAATGAGAAATTCAGTTGCTGGTTCTGTTGGTGGTGTTGGTGATTCTGGTACTGGTACTAGTGCTGGTATGGGTATTGGTCCAGGTGCTGGTCCTGGTACTGGTACTAGTGCTGGTATTGGTATTGGAGCTGGTACAATTAATATTAGTGGTTATAGTCATGCTGTTCATGGTTATGGTGCTGATGTCAACGTTATTACATTAGGTGAAGTTATAGCTAATGATGGTAGTTTTGACCAAACCAATCATGATAAAGTAGCAGCTATTTTAGCAGCTAGGGTCGCGGCTTTGTCTGTCCAACCAATTGTAAATTTTATTAAAACGATTACAGGCGAAAAAAGTTATGATCAAGCTGATTGGGAAACAATGACAGAATCTTGTAAAAAGGGAAATTTTATTATGGGTTTAGTAGATGAAAGAGGACAATTACAAGCATATTTTGATCAAAATCAAGCATATGTTAAGGGTTCAAATCCTTCAGGAACCTATTCTGGAACCTATATTAATAATTTTGTTTCACTTTTAAAAGCTAAAATTCCTAGTATTGAAACTAACATAGAACATCCTATGTTAATTGAATTAATATGGGATGGTCTGCTTATTGGAGGGTCTTATATTAGGCATTTTATAGCTAATAAGCCTAATTCAAACATTAGTACCACTAGTAAAGCTGTTGAACTTCCTGGTATTCTTAGTGTTTTACCAACCGGCGAGTTTAAATTTAATAAGTCAAGTAAATACGCAGGTGTTAAGGTTAAAATACCTGGAACATCTTTTAACCTTATTGGCGCAAAAGAAATCCCAGGTCCTGGTAGTGTTGGTCAAACCGTTACCGTTACTGGTGAAGATAGTGGTCTTGCTGTTAATCCTATATTTAGTTCTGTTAATCCTGGTACTGATCAAGGTTTTGTTCCTAGTGGTAAGGGGACTTTTGAAGGTGGTAGTCAGGATCTTGGTCCTGTTACCGTTACTGTTGGTGATGGTCCTGCCAATCAAGGTGGTAAAGAAGTAAAAAGTGGCATAACGTTATGGGATGTATTTAGTGCTGGTACTGTTGAAAGTGCTAGTCATGTTGCAACAAGAGCCTCATTATTACGAAGTGTCGCAGGATTGTCTGCTTCTCTAATAGTAAATTTAGTTGGAACATTAGGCGGCCAAAGGGATTTTGACCAAGCGGATTGGTTCCAATTAGGAGCTGCTTGTAAAGAAGGTATGTTTGATTTGGGTTTATTAGATGCAGCCGGTAAGGTACAAGCAATGTTTCAATCGGATGGTAAAGCATATGTCAATGCTATAAATCCTGCCGGAAGTGCGGGTTGGGTTAATCTAAATCCCTCAACTACAACAACATTTGTTGAAGCACCTGGACAGCCACTCCGTGAAACACCTCAGGAAACTGAGGGTAGATTAGGAAGTATAGCTAAAGAAGCGAAAACTCCATTAGGTGTTTCAAATTTTATGGGTACTGATATAGGTTATAATCAATATGCTACTCCTACAGTTTTAGAAAATAGACAAATCAAATTTGGACAACCAGCTTGGTACGCAGGTATTACAGCTACAATTCCTGGATCAACTAATAAAATAGTAGCTGCACAAATGATTAAACTATAAAGATAGTAATTAAATTTATTCTAATTCTAATTCTTCAGAATTAGAAACTATTTTTTCTTCATTTTCATTTTCATTATTTGTTAATACATCAATTAATGAAGAGTCATTTTGTTTTTCAGAAGTAATCGGTATATCTATTTTTTTAGTAATTTTTCGTTCTACATTTTGATTCTGTAAAGCATACATAAAAATTTTTGGACTAATCGCAATATTATTCATATATGTTCTATATTTAAAACAACTAACACTGGTATTTTCTTCAAATTTAAATGAATAATACCAATAAGCTGGAATAAATAAGAAACGTCCAGGGGTTAAAACAATTTCTAAACATTTTATTTTATCAAAATCAGCTTTGAATTTTTCTTGTGGAGTCCAAGGATTAATTGATGATTTAAATTCAAAATTTTCATAATCATTAATAGGATATAAATATTTTGAACTTTTGGGAGGTGCCATTTTGACCCTAATTGAACCTTGTGTAACAACAAAATAATTGCGATAATTTAATTCGTACCTAAAAGGTGTTTCTACATTTTTGGAACCCATTAAAACATCATAATAACAATTGGAAACAAGATATGGTCTTAAAAATGAATCATTATAGGACATATTTTTGACAGCACCAGTTTCTTGTAAAAAGTCATAATTTCCTTCACTAAAATATGTTGCGTTTTTATCTTCATTAAATAATCTGGTCGCTACATGTAATGGGAGAGGAACCAACAACTCAGATGGTCCGCCCTCATCTCTATTGTCTCTTATTTTCACTTCAAAAACAGGATAATTTTTCAATAAAACAGACTTGTTAGTTGTGTTAATAATTTTTTCTCCAAATTCATCACAATCAAATAAAATGGGTTGTCTTAAATCACATATTTCTTCCATTCTTTCTTTGGATGCCTGATCAACTTCATAAATTTCTAATTCATTACTAGTTTTTAAATGAAATTGAATATGTAAATAAAAAAATAATATTATACAAAAAATAAAAAAACCAATTATTATTTCTTTGATACTTGTAAGCATTATTTATAAGAAATAATAATTTATTTTGGATTTAATAACGAGAGTAACTTAATCAATTATTTAATCCATTATTTTAGGTGCTATATAAAATGATACATTACTATCATCTCCTAAACTATATCTTAACAACATTGGATATTCAACACTTAATGAAACATTTATTTTAGAATCTAATTTTGTTGAAGTACACATTTTACAAAGATGATTTAAACTAAATGAAACATTTAAATTTCCATCTTCTTCAATAGCAAATTCATTTAGTTCATCAATTGGAATATTAACTTTTATTTTAGCAGATTCATCATTGGCATTTAATTCTAAAACATTTTCATTACATTTAATATTCAAATTAGGCCCAAATGTATTTAATTCGGATAAAACATCAACAAATTTTTTAGATTCTATTATAAAATCTACATCATATTCAACGTCAGGAATATTTAAATTGTCTTCTTCAATATCAATTAAATCTAATTCAAAAAAGTGATCAAATGCTGATTTATTTTCTTTTCCATTTAAAAAATTAATATATAATTTATCTGGATCAGAATTGGAATCTAAATCTTGAGCAAAATTAATTTCAATAATTTCATGTTTAAGGGCATAATTAATTATTATAGCAAAATGTGTTGAATCAACTGATATTTTTGTATTATTTATACACTCATATTTTGAAAACCAATTATCTTTTATTTGTATATCAGCTAGGCAAATATGAGATTTATCCATACATTGAATATATAACCTTTCTTTTTCAAAGCGCATATTAAGATGTGAACTCCAATTTTTTAATAATTGAAATAAAGCAACAAATATTTCTTGTTTGGATTTGTTTTCTATTGTAAGAAGCATATAATTAAATATCAAAAACTATTTTTAATATTTAATTATTATTTATTTTATAAATGTATTTTACAGATTTATTTTATTAATTCTATTTTAGTTTGTGTTTCTTTATCAACAAATAAGCATATAATATTAAAAATAGTAGAAAAAACAAAAGGAGCATTATATACATAACATTTAGCTAATTTATTAGGATATCTATCTTTTAAAAATGCTGAAATAAATTGTATAAAATCTTTGTGTTTATCAATTTCAGTGATTGTTAATTTTTTCATATTTACATATACTATAAATAGTTCATTTGATTGTAAAATATTATCAATATTATTTGTAATTAATTGTGTAATTAAATTATATGTTTCTTTTGTAGCAAAGTATTTGAAAAAATTATAATCAATGATTAGCGAATTATTTTTAATATTACATAATCCATTTAATATAGAATTCCATTCTCCTTTTTTTATTTTTGAAATTATAGTTTCTTTATTAAAATCAATTTCTTCTCTAAATATTTCTATTTTCGTTTCCATTTATCTATTTAGTTTATTTATAATATTTATATTTTTTTAACTAATTTATTATAATTATTACAATTTATTCATTATTAATGGAAGAATTAAAATCTTCCTCAATAACATGTTTTAAATCTATTTGATCATTATCATATTGGACGTCTTGTAATTCGTCAAGATTTGTATTATCAATTTCTTCAAAATTATCTTCAGTATAAAAATTCATAGATAATTCCATTATTTTTCCATTATTTTCCATTGTTATGTTCTGAATTGATGACAATAATTCTTTAGTTTGAAATAATTCTTGTTTTAAATTTTCTATTTCTAATTTTAAATCTTTATTTTCTTTTACAGAAATAGATTTATTCTGGATAATATTTTGTTTTAATGTTTCAATCTGTTGTTTTAGTAAATTAACTTCTGGACTAGAAGTACTTGTTGATCTCTTCTCCAATGATTCTAATCTTGAAGCAATAGAATCAATTATTCCCTGATCAATTAAAGCCATATTTTCTTCATTCATTCCTTGAGACATATTTAAACCAGAAGATGTCATTTCATTCATATTCATTAGCTTACTTTCAAGAGAACCTAATCTTAAAGTTATTAATGTAATTGCTTGAGGAAGAGTCATTTTTCCAATATTTCCAATATTATTTTCACTTTGTTGTCTAGACTGTCTTTGAGGTGTTCTAGCTTGATTGGCAAACATTTGTGATGAATTTATTGAGGGTTGAGGACCTCTAGTAGGAACAGTTTCAACAGGTCCACTTCTTCTTCTTTGTGCTGCTTGAACAGAACGATTTGCGCTCATTAATATAAATTATATACAATTTGTTTCTTAATTATTTACGCATAGCTAAACATTTTATAAATTAAATTTTTGATACAAGTTTTTTATGAATAATAAAGATTTATTATTAGAATAAAACTGCGTCTCTTTATTATTTGTAATGGAATAAAAAAATAAACTTACAAATACAATATAATATAATAGTTTATAAACAATATTTATTGTTTTTAAATGATATAATAGTATTGTTACGGTAAAAAAATATAAAATTCCTGATATATTCATCACTAATCTGTAATATTCATTAAATACTGAATAAAAGGTTGGATGAAAAGTAGTTTTTACTTTTTCTAAATTAATATTATAAAATAATAATTCTAAATAGGATAACCAGCAAGAATTAAATATAGACCATCCAATAACACTAAATAACGCAATTATTAAATAAATATAAATATCTATATTTTTACCAAATCCCATAAAGAAGAATAAATATAAGGTAGAAAATAAATATATTACTAAATGAAAATATCTTAATAAATAAATATAAATATATTGTGTAATATTCAAATTATTATTTATTGGTGGTCTAGTTTTTTCATTTATTATTGATATAATTAATAAAATAAACGCAGCAATCAATATTTTATAGTATCCATTCATTTATATATTATAATAAATATGTATTGTATTTTTAATAATAGATTATCATTTCTACATTGGCAAGGTAAATCGGATAACAATTGCGGTGTATTATTCAAATTATTTTCTTCAACCTTGGGCAATTTTTCCATATTGTCGCGTTCACTTTCCTATTCTTTAGAATAATAAAATAATTTTTTTTGTAAAAAATCTTTTATAAATATAATGTATAAAATGCCTCAATCTTTTCCCGTTCACGAAAAGTATGTTTTACCAGATACTAGTAGTACTGCTGTTTGTATGACTTCTGAGGCTTTGGAACAAATTTGGAGTGTTAATCTCAATTCTGAAGCTTATGTTGGAGCTGCTTCTTCTGGTGCTGCTGCTACTGGTTCTGGTCCTTTTACTGTTCCTGGTGCTGCTGCTACTGGTGCTGGTGCTTCTACTGGTACTGGTGTTGCTCTTACTGATGCTCTGAATTCTGCTGTTACTCAATTTGCCAGTCTTGCTTCTCAAGCTGCCACTTCTGCTTCTAACGCTGCCACTTCTGCTTCTCAAGCTGCCACTTCTGCTTCTAACGCTGCCCAATATGCTGCTATAGCTCAGGGCTCTGTCAGTTCTGCTTCTCAAGCTGCCCAACTTAACCCCATTGTCATGGCAGCTGCTTGGGACAAAACTACACCTATTTTCATATATCCAATTACCACCGATATACCTACATCAACCCTAAATATTGGTTTTTTTGGTAAATCAGGAGACGATGGTTTAAGCGCTTTAAAGACAAAACATGAAAAACATCTTAAACGGTTACCAGCTATACATATTTTTAGCGCAATATATGAACATCGTGTTGGAAATGAATCACAATTTCCATCTGAAGTAGCCCTGATGAACGATTGTAGATTGGCAAAATTAACTGGCAGTGAATTTTCTTTTGCGTTGACTGATTCTGCTGGAAATGTTATTCATTTTTTTCAAGGAGGTAAAGTTTTTACTCAAAAGGTTGATGGATCTTTACAAATGGGAGGATTAGTAAATTGTGATCCAAAGGAAGAAAAATGCCCACCTAGCAATAAAAAAATATTAATTGAAATCGTGAAAGACAAGTCAATTATTCATTTTTTTGAAAAACTTAAAAATATTGCTCAGTCTTTACATACAAGTACTGTAGATTCTAATAATAAAATAAAACATAAAGTTTTTGGGGGTTTAACTCAAAATAATATGTTAATTACCTCAATGCCAATTTATTTAAGAGAAGTTTCATATGGAAGTATAATGGCATATACTGAAATACAATCAATACCGATAAATAATTAGCTTATCCATTGCTTTGAATATAAAAATAGCTTTTATAGATATTATAACTTTTTTATTTAGAAAAAAACGAATTAATATTAAATTGAATTTTAATATTAAATAAGAAAACATATTTATCATTTTTATTTCTAAATATACCCTATAGAGAAATGGAAAGTTTAGATGAATTAACAAAAACAAATGGAGGAAAAACTGGATTTTTTAAACATGTATTTAACTTTAACGATGAATCTAAATCCGAAATGTTAAATATTGTACAATATGCTGTTTTAGCATTAATCCCAGTTATAATATTAAATAAATTAACACAACGTTTTATACCAGAAGCGGATGATGAAAAAGGATCAATTGAAATTGTAGCGGAAATTTTAGCACAAGTAATTGCTATGTTTTTATTTATATTAATGATTCATAGAATCATTACTTTTGTGCCAACTTATAGTGGAGAAAAATATGCTGAATTTAGTGTAACAAGCATAATTTTAGCAATGTTAGTTATTATATTAAGTCTTCAAACAAAATTGGGTGAAAAAGTGTCTATCATTGTTGATCGTATTATGGAATTATGGAATGGACCAGCTGATGTAAAAAAAGGCAAAAAAGGCAATGTAAAAGTAACACAACCAATTTCTCAAAATCAAATGGCTATGAATCAATCATTAAACTCTGTAGGGGTAAATAGCGGTATGATGGGGTCAACATCTATTAGTTCATTACCACAAAATTCACCAACACAACAATTGCCTGATTATAATCAAATGTATCAACAAGATTCAACACCTTTAGTGGGAGCAGCAAATCCAGGAATGGAATCATTTGAGCCAATGGCAGCAAACGCAGGAGGTGGTGGATCGTTTGGTTCAGCATTTGGATGGTAATAAAATTTTTAATTTTTCATATAGATAAAAAATGGTGATAAATAAATACTTATAATTAAAAATATAATATTAGTATCAAAACTTTTAGAATTTAATAAAGCACTTATTAATACAGCAAAAATTACCAAAAAACTGTCACCTAACAACGCATCAGCACCAACTTCTTTTGCGTAATATTTGAAATAATCAAGCATATCATTTGAACCTTTAGGAACAAAAGTAAAAAATATGAAAAATAGAAAATCAAAAAAGATTTGTACTGCTACACATAATCCAGCAAACGCAGTTAACCCAACTTTTAATCCCAATTTATAAACAATAAATCTTCCTAGTAACATGTATAAAACTCCAATTAGGATATCAGCAATCATTGCGGATAATCTATATTTTTTATACCAACCTTCTAAAGAAGAACTAATATAAAAAAATTGTGAAAATGTAATAAAAATAATTAATAAATCAGCATAAATATTTGCTGTAATAATAGGAACATATTCAAATTTATTGTTAAAATTTATTGTAGGCTTTAAATTGATTGTTTTTTCAATAATAAATGTAATCAAAAAAAATATTCCAACGATTATTATTCCGTTCATATATAAATGAATGATAATAATAAAATATAAATAATAAATAATAAAAATTTTATAAAAAATAATAATATAAAAAAGTTTAAAATATTATTAACATATAATAATTAATGGATGTTAATAATTTGATGTATGCTTTAGATAATGAAACAAATGAAAACATTATGAATTTAACAACGCAAAAAATAATGGAAATGAATTTAAATATTTTAAAAGAATTACACTTGGAGAAATCAATAACATTAAATTATTTAAAAAAATTAAAAGGATATAAATATATAGATGAAATAAATGAATTAAAATATGGCTCATTTATTAAATGGATTCCAATAACAGATCCAAATTATTTACCATTACATTATTGTGGAATAATTTGTGACATAAAAATAACAGATAATGGTGTAATAATAATAGCTAAAAATTTTATGCATCGTCACTATTCATTTAAAATGGATGAATGTTTGATATTTCAAAAATTGACATCACAAGAATTAGTTATTTTAAGCGCATTAGATCATTTACAAAAAGAAGATGAAGAAGATAACTAATTTCTATTATTTCTAGTTTTATTTGTAAATAAGTCGCTAAATAATCCAGGAATAAATTTGCCTTTTTTAATTAATTGAATTTCTGAATTAGATAAATGTTTTCTTTTATTATAACATTTTTTTCCATTTCTATAAGTACAAATGCTTTTGTGTCCTTTGCCATTTTTAATTATAACTTTTTTAGTCATTTTTTTACCACCTTTAAAACTATGTTGTGTACTGCTGAAACTAAATGTCATAATATATATTAATATTTTATAATAATATTCTACTATATTATTATAAAAAATGGAAATAACAAAACAGGTCTTAGTTCATTTATTTCATATAATATTTGTTGGTTCATTATTTTTGTATGTAGGAATAATTGGTAATAAAATACCTTTATTAATGTATCCATTTTTAAAATATTTAGGAATTTTTATAATAATATATCATAGTTATAAAGCTTACGTAAAAATTTCAGATGATAAAAGCGCATGGGTCAATTATATTCATATATTTTTAATAGGACCTTTGTTAATAAAAATAGGTTATGATGGGGATAAAACATCAAGAAAATATTTTGAATTATTATTAATGGCTGGCTTTGCGTCTATTGGATATCATGGCTATTATTTATTATTTTAAATTCTTTAAAAAATATTATATTACGTAAAAATATTATATTATGTTAAATTATAATGGGAGGAAATACTGGTAATCTACGAACTCAAAGAAATCAATCTGGAACTAATGGACAAAGAACTTTAGGTTCTATTCTTGCTAGTGATTCAGGAAATGGTGCTGGATCAATAGCTCGTTTGGCTAAATGGTATGCTATTAGAGGGCCAGCAGATGGTACTCAAGGATTTTATAATAATGTATTTGGTCTAAAAACAGGTAGTTTTGGTAATTTCAGAAATTTTGGTAAATATAATTATTAATTAGAATCAATATAAAATACATATGTTTTTTACACCTTTTCTCATTTCACAAGTTCTTAGCTAGCTTGTAGAAAACGCCCATTTTACTGGACAAAAAATAAGAAAAAATATAAAAATCAATAGTAGGAATTTCACCTACGATGGTCTAACTTTTTCCTCTTCCTTTTGTTCACTTTGGGATGAAGAGGTGAAAGATGAAATTTGAAAACATAATGGGCGTTCCTGTTTTTCTATCCACCACTTTGTTAAGTTCATTATGTTTATGGATGAATTCGCATCTCTACACGATATTTTTATATAATTTTTAATGAAAAAATTATATATAGAAAATAAAATAAATATGTTATAATTTTAATAAATACCTTACTGTTTATCATCACAAATAATGGGGGGGATATTATATGTCGTTATAGACCCAATGTTTTTCAAAAACACATTTTCTTTCGGTATAACTTCAAAATTTATATCAAATTCTATTTCTTCCAATTGTTCGTATATATGTCTGCTTAATTGAATTGTATCTATTTCTGCTGTTGATTGTAATCTTGATGCCATATTTACTGTATTTCCAACAACACATAATCTTGGTATTTCATTTCCTAATATTCCAACACTAACGCTTCCCATATTTATACCAATCCTAATACATAACGGAATATTAGCAGGCGTTTTTATTTTTTTAATTTCTTTAACAATATCTAATGCGAATAATATCATTTCTTTTACCACAACTTTATGATTAGTAGAATTTCTAAAAATATCTCCCACAACCATATAAGCATCGCCTATCGTTTCTATTTTTTGTAAATGAGGATATTTTTTTATAGTATTGTCAAAAGCAGTATAAATGGTGTAAAGTAATTGAAAAATAATTTTATCATCATAAATTTTTGATAATTCAGTATAATTAACAATATCCGTAAAAAGAACACAAATCATATTAAACTGTTTTGCGTTTGCGTTTGCGTTTGCGATATATTCTTTATCAAAATCAAAGGGTAATATTTTCTTTAATAATTCTTGTTCTAATATGGTTTTATTTTCAGGTATTTTTACTAAAAATTGTTGTGTTGTAAAATCAATAAACTTATTACATTGATGAGTTATAATAGCATTTTCATTTTTATAAATTTTTATATTTTTAATCATATAGGATACAAATTGAACAGATTGTAAATCCATGTTATTCAATTGTGTTAATTCTTTCTCATTATAATTATTAACTATGATACATGTCATCATTTTGCTTATCGTATCAGCATAAGAATAATATAAATTAATATTATATTCATTTGTTATTTGAAATAAATCAATAATGTTCAAGAACATAAATATGCTCCATATAAATAAATAAACATTTGTAAATGTTATATTTCTTTTTGTGTAAAGAGTTTTCATAAAAAATAATAGCAATAACCACGAAATCCCTGTTAAATAATAATATGTTATTGTATTCTTATAAGGATAAATAAATACATTAATTGCCACAGGAATAATATGATAATGAATTTTTATATCTTGTAATTTAATAGTATTTACATCACAATACATTTTAAGCATTAATGGTGTAGCGAATAACCACATAATATTTCTACTAAACTCAAATTGACTTACAGTCATGTTATCACTTAAAAATGTATTGATTGTATATTTTATATAAACAAATGCCAACGCATTTGAAGTTTTATTTATTGATTTGTAATCTATTAAATTTGTTATAAGATAAATAGAATAAACAGACAAAACGAATAAATTCAGGTTTGTAATAGAATAATAAAAATTACTATTGGTTTGAATTAGTTCGTTATTTAGTGTTGTAGAATAGTTAGATAAGTATAATTTATTCAAAACAATATCAGCATTACAATATAAGAAAACAAAAAAAAGTATATATATCATACATAATAATAATATTTATTTTTATACCACAATTGTAATTTTGTATTTCTAATTGTATATTATATATGTCTAATCAAAAGAGGATTGATTATAAAGAAACTGCTGTTAATTATTATTTAGTTGAGGATAAAACACAGGAAGAAGTATGTAAAATATTCAATTGCTCTCGCAGAAGTTTAATGCGTTGGGTAAAACAATGCGAAAATGAAGGAAAAATAAAACAAGGAAGCGACCAAAGAAAAACTATCTATAAAATCTCATTTCATAACTTGTGAAAATGGGCGTTTTCTACAAGCTAGCTAAGAACTTGTGAAATGAGAAAATGTGTAAAATATTTATATATAATTATTTATAATATTATTTTAACATTTTTCAATCCATTTTTTATTTAGAACAGCATGTACACTTTCAAGTGCTCCTTCTGTCCATCCTTGTCTTCTACTTACAGCTTCACCAACAACTAACAAACATTTTTCAGGATGTTGAGCTTGATAAATAAATTCTTCACGAGAATTAAATTCTTTTTTATCCAAGGGTTCATAATAATGGGTTCCGATTGGCCAATAATAATGTGTAATTGAAATAATTTTAAGACTATTAGGTTGAATTGCTAATGATTTTTCAACGGATCTTTCAAAAAATTGTCTATTTGATTCAGTATTATCTACATGATCTTTTAAAAGTATAGCATTTTTGTTATCAGTATATGTGATCATATAGACACCTTTTTTAAAATCCATTGGTACTATTTTTTGTAAAGGTCCCGGAACAATGGTATAATAAGGAACATATTGATTCATAATTTCAGCCGATTTTTTTGTAAATTTGGCGTAAACATATAAAAAGGGTTGTCCATGTATTTTATTATAAATAGGAAAAGATGGAAGAAGTTTTTGAACAGTGCTGATTCTGGTCGCGACAATTACTTTATTAGAATGATATTTTATTTCTTTTTCAGTAATAATTTCAAATAAAGATGGATTAAAATTTAATTTATTTATTTTTTCAACTTTATTGGATGTTCTAATATTTTTATAACCAATTTGATTACAAAGCGAATGAATTAGATTAGACCAATGAATATCTAAAGCTGTCCATCCAGGAGCATTATCATCCATTTGATAATGATATAAAACTTCATAAGCATCTTCTTCCTCATAATCACGGTATCCAGCAGAAACAATAAATTTATTATAATTTTCATTACCTAAAACGCGTTTAGCAAACTGTTTGAAAGTTAGAGAAGGTTTACCAGGAAGTTTATTATATTCTTGTCTTAAACTAACAAGACATTTTTTAACATTAATAGGATTATCAATTAAAGAAGAATAATTCATTAACACTTTGAATGGTTTATAATCAATATTAAGTTCATTCAATAATTTAATTAATAATTTATCGGTATCTTTTCGTCCCACACCAGCTCCAACAACTATTTCAGTCCCATAAAAATTTGCGTTACCAACTCTTCCACCAATATATTGTTTTTTATTACTTTCAAGAATAATAAATGTTTTAGAGGGATCCATTTTTTTGATATTATATGCGCTAAATAATCCAGACAATCCAGCACCAATGATAATTATATCATAAAAATTAGAATTCATTATGATATAATAAAATAATATTTAATTGTATAGGAAAAAATAAAAAAACTGTCATAGTCTCCTAGATTTTTTAGATTTTTTAGATTTTTTAGATTTTTTAGATTTTTTAGATTTTTTAGATTTTTTAGAATGTTTTTTATATTTTCTTTTTGTAATTCCTCTGCCTAAATTAGGTGATGATGATTTAGATAATTCAACATATTGTCCAAAATCATCGTTGGAATTGCTCCAAAAAGGGTTTGGATTTTCTATATCATAAGGAGATTTATATTTAGGTTTATAATTAGGTGCTCTTTGATAAATAGTTTCTGAAAAACGCCCAGGTTTATCAATAGAATCATTATAAAAATCAATAATACCATCATTTACTTCGTTATAATCATACATATTTTCTCCGGATAATTCTTTAGCTAAATCACCTTCATAAATAATTCTAAACATATTAGGAGATAAAGATTTATAAGGACTTTCCAAAGGATTTAAATCTAATATAGGGGTTACTTTACTTTTATCAAAAGAATCTGACCTATTATTACTAATTAGTTGATTTAAATCCAATATAGGAGTAACTCTACTTTTATTATAAGAATTAGGTCTAGGCTTTGAATTTTTTATACCTCTTCCCAAAGTTCTACTTATATTTTTGTTTTTTTTTAAAGTCATTTTATATAATAATTTGATATTATTTTTTTTTTATAGTTTTATTTTTGTTAGTTTTCCTGAAATTAACAGTTTGTTTTTTTGTACATTGAAAATTACCGCGTCTAAAGCCTTTTTTTCCAAATATAGTTTTAGTACAAATGCCAATAGATTTGGTTTCATTAACAGGGTCAAGTTTTTTAATACATTTACAAAGTTTTTGAGACATAATTTTTTCAGCATTAATTTTCAAAAGTCTTTTGGATTTTGGAATATTTAATTTATAAAATTTTAAAATACTAATATAATCTTTATTTGTTAATTCGGAAGACATTTATAATAAATAACAATATTTTATTTTTGATATTTATAATCATAATATAATATATGAAATGTATTTCTAGAATAGTAGTATTTGATTTAGATGAAACATTGGGTTATTTTATGGAACTAGGAATGTTTTGGGATTCTCTATCAAATTATATAAAAAATAATAATATAAATATATCAATAGATCAAAATTTATTCAATAAAATATTAGACTTATATCCTGAATTTTTAAGACCAAATATCTTAGGTATTTTAAATTATTTGAAAAATAAAAAAGAGATAAATCATTGTGATAAATTAATGATATATACTAACAATCAGGGTCCAAAAGAATGGGCTAAATATATTAAGAATTATTTTGAAACAAAATTAAATTTTAAAATATTTGATCAAATAATAGCAGCATTTAAAGTTCAAGGTCAACAATTAGAATTATGTAGAACTACACATATGAAAACACATAAAGATTTAATAAAATGTACAAAAATTCCTGAGGATACTTATATTTGTTTCCTAGATGATGTATTTTATCCAGGAATGAGCAATGATAAGATATATTATATAAATATAAAACCATATATATACGATTTGACATTTGATGAAATGATAAATAGATTTCAAAAAAGTGGTATTTTACCTGCCGAGCCTACATCATGGAGGGATCAAATATTACATGATATGAAAAAATATTCCTATATTTATGTAGGCAAATCTGTTGAAGCACAAAATATTGATAAAATATTGTCCAAACAAATTATAAAACACCTTCATAAATTTTTTGATAATATTAAGATTGACAACAAAGATGATCAATATAATCATACTGGAATTAAACCGAAAAAAAATACAGATAATAAGCCTAATAAATTTACAAAAAACAAAAAAGTATTTAAAACTAAAACGTTCAGGAAAAAATATAATTAAATGAAACGTTCAGGAAAAAATATAATTAAATATTTGCCTTTCTTATTATAGGATTTTTATAAAAAGATTATTTACCTCTTGTAAATAGTTTTGTAATATGCTACCAATTGCGGTGGCTGTAAATATAAATATACCAGCATTAAATGCTATTTTTCTATCTAAATCTGTAAATTGTATTTTTCTAAAAGGATTAAATCTATATAATAGAAATAAACTAATATATATTTTTATATAAAACTCCAAATCATTTAAATAATTAGGAGCATGAACTGATATTTTTAAAGCTATTAATATATATAATAACCAAGATAGCAAAATTACTATATCAAACGATCTATTTTGAAGAATATATAAATGATCATTTTTCATTTATATATTTTATATATAATAATAATTATCAAATTTTGTAACAAAATATTTACCCTTAATTTTACGTAATATAAATTTCTAATGTTCTTGCGCTAGGATCTTTAGATTCTATATATTTTGGCATCCAATAATATGGAACAATAGTTTCGCAGTTTGGATAATATAAAGAAAATATTGTTTTATAATAATCTTTTTCCAATTCTATATCTGGAATACAATTTGAATCAGTTTCATTATTCATTTTATAAGCAATCTTTTCTTGTAAAATTTTAAATAAAGAACGACCTTGACTACTTACACCGTCGCTAAATGCTTCTTTCTTTCTCCATAATATTTCATCTGGTAGAATTTGTCCACCTTCATTGTTCTGGAAGTTTGCTTTTGTAAAACTTTCTCTTAATAGATATTTTTCTATTGAACCCTTGAAGAATATACTATTCAATTCGTTTACTTCGTTTACTTCGTTATAATAATTATTATGATTTCTATAATGAGAAGGAATAGATAATATAAAATTTACAAAATTTCTATCCAAAAATGGTGTTCTTGGTTCCAGTCCATTAGAAGAAATACTTTTGTCTGATCTTAATACATCATATAAATGTATATCTTTTAATAATCGTCTTGTTTCTTTATCAAATTCAATATTATCTGGACATTTATTCATATAAAGATAACCTCCTAATAATTCATCTGAACCATCCCCATTGAATATTACTTTTGCTTCCGAATTATTTGAAATATATTTACCTAATAAATAATTACCAATACTTGCTCTAACAGTTGTTGTATCGTAACTTTCAATAGCTTTAATTACTTCAGGAATTGATGAAAACATTTCATCCTCTGTTACTATAATTTCTCTGTGATTTGATCCTAGATAATCAGCTACAATACGAGCATATTTCAAATCTTCCGAACCTTTTAAACCAATACTATATGTTTCTAATTTAACCATCTTATTATTTTTTTGTAAAAAATTGTTTACTAATGCTGCTATTAAACTACTATCAAGTCCTCCTGATAATAAACACGCAATAGGTCTTTCAGTTGTTGAACATCGTTTTTCAACGGCTATATTTAAATAAGAAGATATATTTTTAAATAAATTTTTTTCAATTGTATCTTTATTTTCAGGTTTTAACCAATTGTGAGAGAAACTTGGTAAAAAATATGTAATGTTTTCTCCATTTTTAATAGGTTCCCAACAAGAATTTACTATATTAGACAAATTAAAAATAGTGTATGTTCCAGGCTTAAATTGTTCTATAATATAATTATTCTTATTATAATTTTTATTATTAGAATTGTAGAAAAACTCTAAACATTTTAACTCTGAAGAAAATCCATATAAATTACATTTATCTGTATCATTTTTATTATTATTTTTTAAATAATATAATGGTCTAACGCCTAGCGGATCCCTAGCTACAAATAATTTATTATTTAAATCCGATGCTAACCGATTATCATATAATATAAAAGAAAATACACCATCTAACATAGTTAAAGTTTGTTCAATTCCATATTTTAGATAAAGATGAATGATGACTTCACAATCTGAATCTGTAGTTGGTTTTACATTCATGTATTCATACAATAATTTATAGTTATAAATTTCACCATTACAAATCAATATTACGTCATTTATTTCTAACGGTTGGTTAGATTCATTATTCAAACCATTTATAGCTAATCTATGAAATCCTAAAACCATTTTCATATATTTTGTTTCCAATTTAGAAAATTCTGGACCACGCTGTTTACCTTTTACAAATTCTCTTTTAATAACATCAATTTGAATATCATTATTGTTTAGAAGACCAAAAATTCCGCACATATTTTTTTTACTTCGTTATAATAATATATACGATTGTATTTAAACAATTTTTTATTATTATATATAATATTTATATATATCAATGAATATAAATAGTTTTTCAGATCAACCAAGTTCTTTAAGACAGCAAACCATATATCAACGATCATACGAAAGAAATATTCCATCTAATACTTTACAACCATATTTAGAGCAACGACCTGTTCAAACTAAATTTACTATACTGCCTATAATTGATCCTAGAAAACAAATAAATATTCCATTACTTCAACAACCTACTTATAATACTGAAACTATGTTTAATCCAGGCAATGATTTTGGACCTTGGTCGGGTTATTCAAAAAATGTAAATCACGAATCTGAATTAAGAAATCAAATTAATGCTTTATCTTCCTGTAGCAAAGCCACATATGTTCCATCCAGTAAAAGTAGTTTATATCAATTCAATTGGCAAAATCAAAATCATCTATCACAACCATTTCCAGATTTGTTTAATAAAGAAAAATTTTGCCCGACAAATCCTAATCCCAATCCTGATAAAATAGGATTTCAATTATTTAATAACGCAACTAGACAACAGGTAAAAGATTTAACTGAAACAACATGTGATTAATAAATATTTTTCTTTTTTCTTCGTTATAATCTTTATATTATTTAATTAAAACAATATAAAGAGGAATGGCTGAAGACCTAGTTAACCAAATTACTCTTAATTGTCTAATAAGTAAAAATCAACTTCAAAAACTTAACAAAAAATTAAATGAAAATACTGAAAATAATAGAAAATCAAATAAAGATATTTATGAGGATAGAATTAAAACTTTATTTTATGATTTATTAAAAGATCGGAAACCAGATAATCTATTGGAAGATGTAAAAACCGGTTTTGATTTTTTTTTAGATAAATGTATATATTATTTCAAAGCAGTAGATAATAATGAAATTTTAGAAAAAGAAAGAAATAATACTTTATATGATTGTGATATTATAAATGATGATATTGATTTTGAAAAAGAGGAGAAAGATATTGAAAGAGGAAATTATAAAGAAAATGAGGATGAAGAAGATGAAGAAGAGGAAGATGAAGAAGAGGAAGAAAAAATAAATAGTACGTTTGTAAAACCAAAATATTTAAATAAATCAAATATTTCAAAAGGTGTAGAAAATATTCAACAATTGCCTTTAAATTGGTTTCAAAATATAAGACAAAATTATAAAAAAAATAAAATTATACCTAGAAAAAAAGAAATAATAATAGATGAGAATTCTTTTAGTTTTGAAAAAAAGAAAATATAAACAATTTATATGAAGCATAAAAAAACAAAAAAAAAATCACAAAAGAAAGGTCGTAAACTTACAAAAAGTCGTAAACTTACAAAAAGTCGTAAACTTACAAAAAGTCGTAAACTTACAAAAAGTCGTAAACTTACAAAAAGTCGTAAACTTACAAAAAAAGAAGTATTTGTAAAATTAAATTGTAGTCCAGAAAATAAAGATAAAGATTATACCTGTTATACAGATGAAGATTTGGTTAAGTTAAAAGAAATGTGGAATTCTAGGCATCCAGATAAACCTATTTTGGAAACTGAATCTAAAAAAATATGGGAAAAGCTAAAAAACTATTATACTAACATATGTAACAAAGAATCATGTTGGATAAGGCAAATGACAAAAAATACGCTAATGGAAAAAGAATTATTAAATGCGTTTGCTCCTGAATCCCCAAAAGAATGGAAAAAAAATCCCAATGAATGGTTATCTAGTTTAGATATAATAGAAGTAATGAACCAATATGAAAAGAAATATAAATGTTTTGATTTTTTAGGACCTTCTCCAATAGATTATGACACACATAAATTATATGGTGAATGTGTTTGGGAAGAATTATGCCATTTTAGTTTACAAAATCAAATAAAAAAAGGTCATACAAAAATTGGTGTAATTTTTAACACTGATCCACATTATAAAGGCGGACAACATTGGATTTCATTATTTATAAATATTAAAAAACATACGATTTTCTTTTTTGATAGTGCTGGGGATCCAATTCCCGATCAAATAAAAAAATTTGTTGATACTGTTATTGAACAAGGTACTAAACTAACAAATCCCATACATTTTAAATTTGACGAAAATTATCCTGTAGAACATCAATATGATAATACTGAATGTGGTATTTACAGTTTATTTTTTATTGTTCATATGTTAGAAGATAAAATTACAGGAAACTATTTAAAAACACATGTATTGAAAGATAAATATATGGAACAGTTTAGAAAGGTATATTTTAATAGTGAATTATAACTAATAATAATTAGTTATATATATACTTAAAAAAAAATGATATATAAAACTGATTTAAAAAATAGACATTATATTGTATAACAACTAACAAAATGAGTGGATTTACTAGAAATGATATGTGGGGCGCAATTAGTCATTATTGTTTTAAGAATGGTCTACACATTACATATTTGGAGAAATTACGTAAATCACAATTAGAAGAAATCATCATAAAATACGATATAAATGTAGAAGAAATGTTATTTGAAATGGAGAAACAGAGAGAGTCAGAGGCAAATTTCACACAAAATTTAACAGAAAAATTCACACAAACAGTTAAAAAGGGTTTAGAAGTTTTTAAAGGTAAAATACAAATGTTGGAATCACTTTTGAATGATGAACAAAAAGAAAAATACTTGGAATATTGTGATTCACTAGAAAATCCAAATTTGTAATTGCGTAAGTAAAATAATAAGTAAAATAAATACATAAAAAATTACTTATTATTTATATAAATGAATAAATCCCAATTTGTTAATAGAGACAATTTAGAATTACTTTGGGAAGTTTTATTGGATGAATTACATATTAACAAAACTAACACTATTTTAATATCTAACGTGAAAACAATATTTGAAAGTAATATTAATTTATTTGTTTCCAGATCCAATCCAAAAACTAATATTTTAGAACAAAATAAACAGTTTTTAAATCAAGTTTTACTAGCTGTAAATCAATTACTGCCTAAACAAAATATTAAAAGAATAAATATAACAGATGAAGAAGTACCAGAAATATATAAAATTGAAGATATTCAAGCAGCACGTCAAACTGATTTTGAAAAAGAATTGGAAATAAAAAAAAAGGAATTAGAAAATTATATGATCCCAACAAAACCTAAAGAATTAGATTTTTCGGATAGAAATTTCTCATCGTTACCAAATATGGAATCATTGTTAGCTGATCAAATAGCTGAAAGAAGTTTGAATTTTGAACAAATATATAATAATTATTATAACGAAGTAAACGAAGTAAAATCAACTATTACTCCTGAACAATGGTTAACTCCCAAGAAAACTTCAGTAAATTCTGAAAAAACGGAACAAACAAAAAATATATCAAATGGACGATTAAAATATATTAATATTGATAACGATAATAATATAAATATAATTAATAATAATAAAAAGGTGTCTTTTAATGAGAATATAACTTCTAACATATTAGAAGAAGTGCCAGGATCTAATACTATCAGTATATTTCAAAAACTAAAAAAAACTAATTTAGAAAATGATGCTAATTTTCCTGTGGAACAATCAAAATATGAACAACAAAATTCAATATTACTTCCAAGACAAGAAGAAATTTTAAAAAATGATTCTAATTCTTCAAGTCTACAAAAAGTTCTATTAAATCAAAATGTTCAACAAAATGTTCAACAAAATGTTCAACAAAATGTTCAACAAAATGTTCCAATAATTTCCAATACTGAAATCGTAAAACAATTAAATGATATGAATAGTAAAATTGATAAATTATATGAAATGGTTTTTAAACTAACAAAAATAGAAGTTAATGATAAAAATATAAACGTGGATTTTTAAATTTTTTCTTTTACAATTTCATAATCTTCTCCTCGTTTTACTAATTTTCCTAATAAAATAGGTCTAACTCCTGGAATTTGTCTTGCTTGAATAACACTATTATAATCATATACTTGTTTTGTATCCATTCTTAACATATATTGTTTTCCTGTTGTTTTGAGAGTAAAAGGCCTTGCTTCCCAATCAATAATAACTCTATTTATATCAGCTACAGTATCATTTTCATCTTGAGATATACTTGGATTATAAGAAAAATCATTTACTGTTGGTTGTCCAAATGATAAACAAACTAATCCTTCTTTTGAACTAGATTTAACATGAGTAGCACAATCAATTGATGCTTCTTTTACAGCAGTTAATAATTGTGATGTCAATTGTTCTTTAATAGTTGATATTTCAAATAATTTTTGGTCTGATGTTTGTGGAACATATGGCGGCTGTTTAGAAACATCTTTTAACTTTAATTCAATAGCAAATTCACTATCTAATTGTGTCTTTGTAAATGTCATTATATAAATAAAAACTTCTACTGTTTGTAATGCTTTTGGTAAACTTTGATGTGAACAAATACGTCTTGCTCGCCCAATAACTTGTTCTAAACGCACAGGATGCCAATATGGTTCCATAATATGAACAAATCTTGTATTTCGTAGATTGATACCTTCTGAACCAGCAGATGTAATCATTAAAACTTTGATAATTTCCCCAAGGTTATTATTACTACTTTTTGCTCTTAATTGAGTAGCTATATTATTTGGTATATAATCCCATGTTCCATTATAAATATTACGAATTATTTCTCTTTCTTCCGCGTCTTCAGTTCCTGTATATAAAGCATAACATGGTTTTCCCATATCTTCTTCACTCATATTTAATTCCCAACCATCAATTCCAGTTCTTTTAATTTTAAATTTAGCAAATCCATTTGCTTCTAATGTCATAGAAAAAATGCCAATTCCCTCCATAGATCTAAACTGACTATAAACTAAATGTAATCCTTGGTGTTCAGGGTCTTCAATATTATCTAACATAGCTAAAAATTTTGGACTATATATTTTTAAACCTTCAGGTGTTAAAAATTCCTGAGAATGTGTTTGTAGATATTTTAAAGCATTTTTAATTGCTTCTTTATATTCATTTGAACCCATTTTTTCTAAAATTTCATCACCCTCTAATTCATCTGCTTCCCTTTGTATAGCATCTTCATCTTTGTAATTCTCTAATTGTAATATTTCATCTTCATTTATTTTATCAATAAAATTTTCTGCTGGATTAGATGTACCACCTTCCATTATCATGGAATAAGAATCATCAGAATCATCAGAATCAACAGAATCATCAGAATCATCAGAATCATCAGAATCATCAGAATCATTATCATCGTCCGAATACGAATCTGAACCACCTTTCTTTTTTTTTAAAGCTTTTTCTTCTGCTTTTAATCTAGCCTTTTCTTCTTTTTCCAAAGCTTTTTGTTTTTCTTTAGCTTCTTTTTCCAAAGCTTTTTGTTTTTCTTTAGCTTCTTTTTCCAAAGCTTTTTGTTGTTCTTTAGCTTCTTTTTCCAAAGCTTTTTCTTGTTCTTTAGCTGCTTTTTGTTGAGCCTTTTTTAAAGCCTTTTCATCAGCTTTTAAAATTTTCAATTGTTCTTTATTTTTAAGTAAATCAATGATTTCAACGGCTTTTTCTGGTTCCAAAGCTTTTTCTGGTTCAACAGCTTCGCTTATAACCTTTTCATTTCTAAATTCTGCTGGATTTGGACGACCTGGGGGAGTTGGCATTACAAAATTACATGCTAGACGTGAAAAAATACGATAAGTAGATGATGGCTCATTGAAAATACCATCAGTATCAACAACACCAGATGATTTCTTTTTAGGTTTCTCACTTTGTCTTTCTTGTTGCCGATAATTTTCATATATTTTAAATTGATAATCACTCATTGGAATTAATACCTCATGTCTATCAAAGTTTTTGTCATAGGAAGGTAATAATTCTTCTTGTGCCGAACGGAAATAAGATGTCAATCCAATAATTCTTCTTTTAAATTTATCAATATTTGTAATATTTCCATTATCCCGGTTTATAAAGTTATTCAAAAAATCATCTAAACTGTCGGGCAAAGCAGTATTAACAGAAAAAGAAGTGCCTTTTTCTATAGCGGTAATATCATTTTTCTTTAAAAGTTTCGTAATTCTTTTTACAAAATCATTGTCTGATAATATTCCTCTTTCTTCAAAGATTATTTCTCCTTTTTCGTTACGTGTTAATTCCCCATTATCATTTCTTTTTTCTTTCTTTTCATTTGTAACCCCTTTATAACCGGAAGATGCTGTGATTTTATTTTCAAAACCATAAGGATTACGAGTAATGGTTAATGTTTTTGAACTTGGTACATAATCTATATAATCAAGTATTTTTTCTTTAGAAAACATAGCTTGTAGCGAATCTTTAGATAATTTTATATTTGCTTCAGGATTTAAAGTGAAATTCCATGTTTTAATGTAACCTCTTAAAATATTAAATAAAATACCAATTTCATTTGGATAATTAATAATAGGAGTTCCTGTTAATAAAATCACTTTACAATTTTCAGCTCTTAATAAAAATTCATATAATAATAAAGATAAAGATTGAGGTAATAATGCGTCAGGACCTCGTTTCTTTTCTGAAAATTTAGATATCTTATTAATCTTATTTACAATTCTACTAATTAAATTATGAGCTTCATCAATTATAACTACCGCATTATCAAATATATTATTTTCAAAATTATTTGTTAAAAGTTTAAATTTATCTCTTCTTAGACCATTATAGTTTATAAAAGTATATTTATTTTTTATCATTTCGTCTAATTGATCATTTAACATTTTTTTATCTGAAGATGATAATTCCGAGTAATTCATAGGTTTAGTTATATTTACTAACCAAGCTCCATGATTTCTTCTAATATATTCTCTAGGAAGTCCAAGTGACGCGGATAAAGGATTAACTAAATCAGGATTATCATCTATTGAAATCCATTCCCAAAATTGGTTCTTTCTATAAATTAAATCACCAAATTTTTTTATTTCTTCAATATAATTGCGACGTAAAGCTGCTGGTGTCATTACTATAACCTTTCTAGCACTTTTCATCCCTTCAGCAATAGCAATAGAACTATTCGTTTTACCGGAACCTAACCCATGATATAATAATAGACCTCTATAAGGAGTATATAAATTCATATAATCTCTAACAATTTTTTGATGAGTTAATAATGATACTTCACCAGTATCTTTACCAATATCGTCACAAGTAATATTTTTACTTTCATCTAATAAATCTTCTTTATAAGGTTCAAATAAACCATTAATAAAATTTACAAAAATTTCACGATTATTCATATAATAACTAGAAACTTTAACATCATAAATAGGTATAGGTGGTAAACGTTTTTCTAAAGGTGTGTCACCAATTTGAATCATTAATTCAGATCCTAAAGGTATTACTCCTCTCGTAACTTTTTTAGTAGTTCTTTGTCTAGGTTTATTTATATTTTGTTTTATTTTTTCAGCTTCATCAAAAATAATAGGCGGTTCTTCTTCTTTTTCCTCTTCAACACGTGGTCCGCCTTGAGGAAGTTCTTCCATTATATTTTTTTCTTTTTCTTCTTCTAAAAAAATAGATTGTTTTTGTAATTTTTTTGGTTTTATTATTTCTTCTTCTTCTAAAATAGGAGCTTTTGATACAGCTATTTCTTTAATGGGTTCAGGAAATTTTTTTGACACAGATGTTAGTTTCTTTTGTTTAATTTTCTGAAAAATATCTAAGGCTCTTCTACCTTCGTCTCTTTCAGCAGTAATAAATGCTTTGATTGCTTTAGTATTTTCTCCTCTTGTAGGTTCAATAATAATTTTTACACCTGGGTTAGGAAGCACATCAGGTTTTAATTTTAATTTATCTTTAAGTGTTTCTAAATGATTCATTACTTATATATTTTCAATATATAATTTTTATAATTTTAACATCTTTGAAATTTTTTTATTATTTAAAATTGAAAATATAATTTATATTTTTTAAAGATATAAATATATAAATGATAGATGTATTGGAGTCAATTCAACCAATTTCATTAAGAAAGCGTATTAAAGGTGAATTTTATAGAATGGGATCATTATATGATAATATCTATGTTATAAAAGAAGATAGTAAAATAATTTTTGTAATAGAAAAAACGTATAAAAATCAAAAAAAGATAATTTATAAATTTTTGATTTCAAATCATTATCCATTTTTACCGCCAGATTTATATATTAATAACAAAAAATACGGCCAATATTTAAAATGTCCAAATAAGTTTTTGAATGTTTTAAAATATATAAGAGGAATTGATTGTTTTTGTTGTTCTTCATGTATATGTGATGGTAATTGGACTCCTTCTATGACATTAAAATATATAATAGAAGAAAGTGAATATAATACTAATACAAAACATAATATTATGATAAAAATATTTTTAGACCAAATAAAAGAGCAATATTTAATTAGTGATATAGATTTGGATTCTTGGTTATTTCATATAGCTTGTCCTGAAGTAATTAAACCAGGAACAAAATATTTAATCTAATCAATAGGTTCAATAGGAAGATTTAACAGTTGTAATGCTTCATTACATGCTATTTGTTCAGCTTTTCTTTTAATTTTATGTTGTCCTTCGCCCAAGAATAAGAATATTTTTCCATCATTTTCTAATATATAATCTTGAACAGCTTTAAAATTATTTTGTAAATCTGTAAATGTTATAGCATCGGCAATATTCATATTATATATAGGTTGTCCAATACATAAATAAACACCCATTTTGTAACCTTCTTCAGGATCAAGATTAATTTGTAAATAATGAGGTGTAACTTTGAATTCTTTTTGTATTTTTACTTGTAAAATGTTCTTATAATTATCATCATTTTTAATTAAAGCTATCCAATCAATATGTTTTTCAAACACTGTTTCAATAAATTTTTGAGCGATTTGAAATCCTGGCCCAGTAATAAACATATTTTGAAACCATCCTTCTTCATCATTAATAATAATTTTATTAAAATCTAAAAACAAGGCTCCAATAAATGATTCAAATAAACAACCAAGTTTCTTCAAATTAGTCCTAGTTTTTTTTTCTTCAGCATTTCTTGATAAAATTAGCCATTTATGTAATCCCATTTCTAAAGCAATTTTGCCAATAGCTTCATTTTTGACAATGGCGATTTTCTTCTCTGTCATGAAACCTTCATTGCTTTTAGGAAATCGCCTATATAAAAGATATTTGGTAACACATTCTAAAATTCCATCACCCAGAAATTCAAGTCGTTCATTTGATTTAGTGCTTAAAGGTAAACAGTCAGGTGGTCTTTCAACAATAGTAATATTTTGCTGAATATTTTCAAATTCCGGCCTCTTCGTATAAGATCTATGAACAAATGCGCGTCTATATAATTCCATATTATATACTTTGGGAGGCAAACCATATCTGGAAAGAATAGATTGAACGTCGTTCAATTTAATCTCACTATTTAAAGAATTATATGGATTGAAAATTAATCCTTCGTCGGATTTAATGATGTCATCGTCGTGTAGCAAAGTCTTATTAGTATCGGCCATTGTACCTTAAGAGATATGTATTGTAGTCTTTAAGTAGTTTTAATATATAATTTAAAAATAGACTCTTACTTAGTTAAAATATTTTTTTTTATACAATATGAATTATGTTTATTTATCAAATTTTCATATTCATCATAATTTAATTTGTTAAGATATTTATATATTTTTGCTATATTACTATCTGGATCCAAGGTTTCACATATTAAATTATTTACTATCATTTTATCATGATTTTCCATTAATACATTATATAACATTTCACCATCATATTTAACTTTATATACATTATCAAATTTTTTTATAAATTTAAATGCTTCTTTGGCTTTTCCTTTATAAAATAATTTATGAAATTTACTTAAATATGTTTTTTTAGAAGGAATATTATCTGCTAATGAATTTTTTTCAAAACAAACTAAGTAATCGTCTAGTGAAACAGTTTTTGTAATATCCATTATTTTTTTGTTTGAAATAGTGTGAATATTTGGAATCAGTGTTTCAATAGGAATATCACCCTGATCAGTTTTTATAAGAGTCCCTGATGGAAAACAAATATCAGAAACAATATTACTTAATGGTTTAACTGAATAGGTCATAAACATTGAGTTTGAATCAATATGTGGAAAAAAATGACAGTGTATTGATGCTCCTATATTAGGTACATATGGTGTAGATGTTGTTTCATCAGAAGAATAATATGGCCATGTAAGAGCAAAAGATAATGATTCTTGAGGACCTATTTGCATAATATCACGACTATAAGTTTGGGTTAAGCCTAATCTTGTATCACTTCCAACACTTTCTGGTTTACTATTTATAGGTGTTAATGATGGATAAGAATATCCTGATGTAAGATGAAAATGTAAAGGATGTGAATCCCCTGTATCGGCATTTAAATACGTCCAAATTTCTGTTGATTTTAATTTTGTAGAAAAAGACCGTAAATTATCATTAAAATATCCATCGTATAAACCAATATATGTTTGATTTGGACTAATAATAAGTTGCGCGTTTCTTCTAGGACATAAAATTGGATTTTGTATATTTTCATCGTCTGTAGAATAATATGGATACCATTCTTGAATATAGTTATCATACACACCATATAGATATTCTTCATCACATGGTTCATTCACCGAGCAACATGGTCCAGATTTAGGTTTAGGCGGAGTGAGGTTTTTAATACCTGCCATAGATTTACCCATTAATTGTAATATAGCCCAACGACCTAGTATACGTATATGATAATTTGAATTATTTTTTGTTTTTATGATAGCAGATTTAATATATTTAGTAGTACCGTCTAATAAATTAACTCCATATGGGAAAAAAGACCAATCAAATGATAATATTTTAGAGGATTTCATTGTTTCTCCATTTAGGGTAATATTTGTTTTACTTAAATTATAATTTAATAAATCAACCCATTCTTGAATATTTAAATTTTCTCTTTGAGGTGTTGCTGGTAAATTAACTAAAACACTAAATATTGGTTTTTGTGTATTTTCACCATATGATATATTATTTTCAAAACCCTGAATAGTAAATTTGTCATTTGATATCATTGCTATATTTATGTAATTATCATCAGTTTGTGTTACTCTAAATTCTGATGTAGGGAGTACTTTTGGTTTATAATTATTTGGTGATTTACTATATTCTATTAATGCCTTATCTAAATTTAGCTCAGCCGAATGCCATAAATCAACATAAATACGATTGGTACCATTACAACATTCAGATACTCCATATCCATTTTTACCATCCTTATCTACTATGTAAGCATTACCTGATTCGCCATTTATGTAGTTAATATCAGTTTCGCCCCAAAGAACAATATTTCTTATTGGTGTTTCTGGAGTCACGTTAGGTATATTATAAAAATAATGTGGATTAAGACTACTTAAATAATTACTATCAATTGGTGGAATACCATTTTTATAAATTATATTATTTATTATTGGTAAGATAGTATTTATTATAGAAATATTATTTTTGTTATTTTCAGAAACATTATTAATATACAAAAAAGGACGTTTTGAATTTGTTTTTGGGATAGGATATAAACCATTAACCATAAACTGATTTACTTGTGGAATTAACGCTATTGTAGGATAATTAATGTTAGTAGGATTTTCTTGTTGATTGATATTATCGGGATCTGAGATAGGAGTAGGATAAGGAGTTGACGAATTATTTGTAAAATCAGGGAATGTTCCAGAACCATCATCATTAATTCCCAAATTTTCAGTCAAATCATAATCATAAAAGAATAAATAAGCACTTTTTATAATAGTTAAATCTACAAGAATTGAAATTCTACCACCTACAGGTATAAATTGTATAGTAGTGTTTACTGGAGCACAAAGCCCTTGATCTGTCTGAATAACATAAAATGGCACAATATTTTTTTCACTATCACATACACCTAAATATAACACACGCCAATTACCATTTGAATTCAAAATATCAAATTTTACTATATTTTCGTTAGTATTGTGATAATTTATATTTGAATAAGGAACAGATTCATTGGGGTCTGTATACCATTGAACGCTAGATATTCCATTTATCATTGTAAAGCAGGATCTATTAACGTCCACTGTTATATTCCCAAATGTAGGACATCCATTTTCTTGTAAATCAATATCAGTACAAGTAAGGACAATATGATTATCACCATAAGTAAATAAATTATTTAATGGTTGTGATATTTTATCAGTAACAAGAACTGTTCCAATTAATCCCGCAAGCGCGAGCTCAACAGAACGAAACATTGGATGCGCATGATACCATGTTAAAGCTGAATTATTTCTAATAATTGGAAGTTGAATACTAATGGTATTTCCTATATATGTACTTGGACCAAAAATTTCAAATGATGAAGCCCCATCAACTAAACCTGTATTGATTAAACCATGAAAATGTAAATTTGTAGTAAATTTGGTATTATTTATAAATTTAATTAATGGTGCGCTTCCTTGTGGAAATAATAGAGGTGGAAGTCCATACGATATCGTAATTTTTAATACATCATTAATATATACTTTACTACCAAAAATTGGAAAATGTCTTTCATCTTTTCCACATAATTCAGCGTCTGGAGAGAACTTATAATTTGTATTAAAAATTTCTATAACTACAATATCATTTATAGACAATTCTGAAAAATCTACTAAATCATGTATTGACAACTTTATCATATATATTATTATCCTATATATTTTTCAGAAAAAATAACTATTAATAAAAATATAGGAAAAAGTGTAGGACAATATGATTTGAATATGAATTTGATTGAAATTCATAAAAGCACAGCTGAAGCTGGTATAAAATTAAATATTAAAAAGCAAAATATATTTGGTGTTATTCACAATAAAAGAAAATCTGCTGGAGGATTTATTTGGAAATATTTAGATTAATTATATAAGAATATTTTTTTATATTGTTTTATTATATATATAATGGTCTACATGAGCGGGAGTCGAAATAGCCGCAACCAGGCTTCAATTGTTAATCGTCCTACATGCGGGGGTAATAAGAAAGGTGGTTTAGCACCAAGTGTTGGATGGTATTTATCCTCAAATCCTAATCTTATTGGTGCCTCAAATACTCAATACAGATTAGCCTGTGTTCCTAACAGAACAATTCAAACACAATCATATGGTTACAGAGCCACTATTGGTGGAAATATGGGTTAAAAATAAAACCTTTAGGAAAGGTTTTAACGAAGGAAGAACCAAAAAATTTTATACAACCTTTAGGAAAGGCAAATTTAGGAAAAAAAAACATAAAAAAAATAAATATATATTTAGGAAAAAATAATTTAATGACAAAGTTATTAAATTATTATAATGATCATTAAAATTGATACAAGAGAACAAGAACTATTTAAAAAATGTGAAGCAACTATTAATGCTGTTCCAAAATACAAAGATATCCAACTTATTTCTGAGAATCTTCCTTTAGGCGATATTATTATTAATGATGGGACAAATGATTGTTTAATTATTGAACGCAAGACTCTGACTGATTTAGGAGCAAGTATAAAAGATGGTCGTTATGAAGAACAATCTTATCGCTTAAATGGTATTCAACATCATAATCACAATATAATTTATCTTATTGAAGGAGATATGTTTCGTTTCAATACTTTTAAAGAACGAATTGATAAACAAACGCTTTATAGTGCGATGTTTTCAATTAATTATTTTAAAGGATTCTCTGTTATGCGTACCAATACTATTGATGAAACCGCTATGATTTGTTGTAATATGACTTATAAACTTGTTGGAGGATTAAAGGCTGGTAAAATTGGTTATTATTTAAATAAAATAGGAGATAATTTACATACTATTTCAGAAGAAACAGTTTTAGAATCTGAAAAAAACGAAGAAAAAGATTACTGTACTGTAGTTAAAAAGGTTAAAAAAGATAATATTACAATTGATAATATTGGCGAGATTATGTTATGTCAAATTCCTGGTATTAGTTCCGCTTCTGCTTTAGCAATTTTTAAAGAATTTAAAACATTACCCAATCTTATTACTTGTTTAAAAGAAAACAGCTCTTGTTTAAATAATATTACTACAACCGATGCTAATGGAAAAAACAGAAAAATCAGCAAAACCGCAATTGCTAATATTATTAAATTTTTGTTAGTTTAGTAATTCAAGGATATAAACTTTTTATTTCTTTTTATTTCTACTTTTTCTTCTTTTTGCTGTTTTTCTTCTTTTTATACCTCTACCTTTTGAATTTGATAAAGAACTAGAACGTTTTGTTTTTGTAGTATTAAATCTATCTCTGGCTGTTCTATAATCTTCTCCTATAAATGATATACTTGGTGTAATATCTTCTGGTTCTATTCTTTGTTCACTAATAAATTGTTTTAATTCATTTATAGTTTTATTTTTCATACTTTTTTCTATTGATGTTGGTTCCATTATTTCCAAAAATTTAAATCCACTTCTATTATTAAAACCAAATGGTTTTCCTCTATTTTTATGAGGATTTACAATAAATTCTACATTTTCAAAATGATTATAATCTCCACGTTGATTAGTACCAATAAAAGTACCTTTATACACAGTTTTTCTATTTCCTCTTGTTTCTTGTATAAAATAATTTCTCCCATGTTTCAAACGAGTTTTATTTACTTCTTTTTTTGGCATCTGACTAAATTCTTCAAAAGTAATTGATTCCATTTTATATAAATATAATATTAAATATTAAAATATAATTCTAAAGAAAATAGACGTATATAAATATTATTTATCAGTTATAACAGCAGGAGATTTAACATTATCTAAATCAATCATAATAGATTTTTTAAATGAAGCTGAATTTAAAATAAAATCAGAAAATGTTGATCTAGTTGCGCCAATAAAAAAATTATTCATTTTTCTAGCTAATAATAAATCTCTTAGCGCATTACATTCACGACCATCTGATAAATTACTTTTTTTTGTAAAAAATTTATATCCGTTTTCATATAAGAATTTAATTATTATATTATCTTTATTATATGTATTTACAATAGTAAATGATTCCTTATTAATATATTTTTTTATTAGATATAAATATTTATCTACTAAAAGCACTTTAAATAATAAAGCAGACATATTATTTCTTTTGGACCAATGATTTACAGCATCATCTTCTATTCTTAAATGAATTATATTAATTTTAACATCATTTCCTAATTTGTCATGTATTTCTATTATTAAATTATTAGATAGATTATAAAAATGATTTTGAAATTGAATATTATTATATATTTCAAAAAAATCACCATAACTTATCCAATTATAATCTAGATCAGAATATGTAAGAACTGAATATTTTTGAAATAGATTTTCTAATGTATTTGAGTCAATATTCACACTACTTTTTTCTTTCAATTCTACATTATATTTTTTTAAATATTTATTTGTAACTGGCAGATTAATTATTTCACCATATGGACAAGATATAAGGCTTTTATTATCTTTAAGAAAATTATCTAATACAACATACTTTTTATTATGTTTTGAAGCATATAATATTGTATTTATTACAAATGACAATTGATTACATAGACCATTTGCTATTCCAAAATGTGGTCTCATAAAAATAGTATTTTCCATATAATAATATACTTATAAATTTAATTATATAAATAAACTAAATATTTTTTAATTCAAAATTTATTTTATGTATTTTTAGGCATTAGAATTATTATTTATTTAAACTTTTCTATAAAATATTCCCACTTTTTTTACCAGTTATTATATATATATGAAACAAGACGAATTTTTTAAAATTATTGGTATTTTGATAGTATCTTTTTTTATTATTTATATGGTTGTCAAAATGTTTAAATTACAGGCGACTGTGCTTGAAGGTTTAACGAATGGATCTGATAATTCCGATTCATCTTTATCTTCTAGTAATGGTGAAGCTGGAACAGCTGCTTCATATGCCGCGACAATTAAAGCTCAAACAGTTAAACTACAAGATGAACTTTTAATTTCTAAATATAGAAAGGATTATGAAACTGTAATAATTAATTTAGATGATTATATTGGTTATCTAATGATTAAACAAGTTTTAAATATGAAAGTTAGTGATAATTTACAAGCTAATATGGTATCAATTAATAATCTAAATAGTTTGAAATCAGCTAAAGATTCATTAAACACGACAATGACATTTTTAGATAAGCAATAAAAAAAAATTAATTATACAACGAAATAAAAAATAATATAAATAAAAATTATTTATATTATTTTAATTATTTTTTATTTAAGGAACATATATGCTAACATTATTATCTTTATAATAACCAGCATCTGTTAAAGCTTGTGTATATTCCGCACCGCCCCAATTTGGATCCATTGGATTATCACTATAAAGCATATTATAATCAGAATTTTTTATTTGATCTAATGGTGTAATAGATCCTACATAATAACTTGATTGATCAAATGCTGGATAACTATTTTTATTATATGGTTGATCATTTCTAGTAGCGTCTACTAATGGTGTAAATTTCAATGGTAAAGATACGGGAGGTGTAGGTGGTAAACCTCCTTGTAATTCATTAACACTGGGTCTTACTTTGTAAACACGATTTCCTTGCGCGTCATAGGTGTTCTGTACATAAAGCACTGGACAACGAATTCCAGCACCACGTTGCCATTCTAAAAATTCATTATATTCTTCTAAATTATTGAATTCAATAGGATTAACACCTGGAACTTGAGCAATATTTGAATTATATAAATAATATTTAGAACCTTTTTGAATTAAAAGATTAGGACATCTTAATTCACCATTCATGGTTGTTAGTTGTTCAATTATCTTTGGGTTTTTTGAATATAAAATGAATAAATAAATACCACCTAAAAATATAATGATCATAAATATTATTTTTAGTATTGCGTTTGACATATATAATATACTTTCATAAAATATTTTTTTGAAAGTATAATATATAATGCGTGTTTTACATATTAATTCAGAAAAGGATGTAAAAAAATTAGAAACACTAGATAAATTGATTAAGAATAATTCAGATGTATTTATTCTTATCTATATGGATGGTTGCGGGCCATGTAATGCTACACGACCAGAATGGAATAAGTTGGAACATGTTTTAAAAGATCAATACGCAAATAATGATACATTAGTAGTTGTAGATGTTAATAAGAATTTTTTACCAAAACTTAAGAGTGTAGGTCAAATTGATGGATTTCCTACAATGAAATATATAAATAACCATGGAAAAGATATTCAGTCTTATGAAGATAGCTCTATTAATAAAAAGGATCGCTCCACAGACTCATTTATTAATTGGATTGAATCAAAAATAAATACTGTAATTTCCACTACTTCGCCATATGACGTTTATAATAGAATACATAAATCAGAAAAAAAAAATTCTAGACGTTATTCTAGACATAATAAGACAAGTAATCATAAAAAAACAAGACATCATAAAAAAACAAGACATAATACAAAAAGAGGTGGTAAATGGTCTAGAAAATATAAGGCAAGTATTGATTGTTCAAACCCTAAAGGATTTTCGCAAAAACAATATTGTAAATATGGACGCAAATAATATTATTTAGAAGAACTTAAAGAGCTTTAAGTAGTTTTAAAATAATATTATTTATTTAGTTATATATTTAGTTATAAATAATTATCTTTGGAATATCCGATAACAGCACAAGCTATTCTTTTACCAGCATTTCCTGTTTTGAGACTTTCCGCATTTCCACCTTGTCCACAATCATCTGGATCCTCATGTATTATTAATCCTCTACCTAAAATATTCGCTTTAGTCCCACGCAATTTAATAAAATCATCCAAAAATGAATATTTTGCTTCCCCTTTGTTGTTAGTTTGAAGATTTCCTAAATCTCCTACATGTCTTTGTTTCATTCCTGGACAACCATGTGTTAATCCATAAGGATTGAAATGAGCACACATACTTTTACATTTATCTGTTAAATCTCCTGCTTCATGAACATGAAAACCATGTAATGAATTTGATTTTAAACCAGTTAAAAATACATCTATTTTTATTTTTGAACCAAATTCAGTAAAATTTACAGTCCCTTTAATATCGTCATTAACAAAAACAGCAATTGCTTTTATTGGTTTACTTGTCATAATTATAAAGTAATTACAGAAATTTTATATAAATTTTGAACAATTTACTTAATTATTACAACTTCTTTCGCCACATTAGAAATTATTTTATTAATATTTTTCTTTTGTTCTTCCTCTGTTGAACCGCTCATAGAGTTCATGACTAATTTTAAATACTTATCATTTGTTTTTGAACTTGAATCATTATAATCTGGATTTTCTTTTATCCATTCAGGAATCATTTTCATATTTTTATGAGCAATAGTTTTTATTGCTTTGATAATTTTTTCATTACCTTCATTTTCCTTTTCCCATTTATCCTGATCTTTTATATATATGATTTCTCTTTTTGAATCACTACAATGTAAAGGTCTATAATGAGTATCTAAATCTTGTAGACCATTTAAAAATATCTTTGAAATACCTTCGGAATAGCCTAGCCTAGCGGTTTCTTCTAAATCTTTAACACTAACAACTAATGAATTAACAAAATCACTAATATTCATAGCATCTTTACAGGTTTCATTTAAAAATACATTCAAATTAAATTTATTATGACTATTTACATTGTTAGTATTGTTATAATTGTTTCCACTGTTTTTCGCAAGTTCAACAATTTGTTTTGTTAGTTCTTGATTTTGTTCAACCATCTTTAAAACTAATTCAGTTAATTGTTGTGTATTATTATTCGCAAAAACTTCTGCTACAGTTGGTTCTTTACATTTCTTAGAATGTCTCCATAATCCATCCCTTCCTTTATAAGTATTTCCGCAATTCTTACATTTAAATTCTTTTTGTAAATTTTGGGATTTTTGGGGATTTTTTGTTGACAGATCACATATATTAGTCAAATTTATATGTTTCAGTGTGGCTAAATGTTTTATATAATCTTTTTTGTTATTGGTTTTGTATTCACAGTGATGACATAAATACTTGGCATTTTTTTGGGGATTTATTATTGACATTTGTTGTATATTATGTCAACAGAAAAAAATCCCCTAAATTTACCCAAAAAAAATAAAAAAATTGTCGTAACAAATTAAAACGTCTTATTTTCAAATTTTAGAGCATTATCGTCACATTTCTGTTTTCAGAGGGTCTTTTTCAAGACTTTTTTGGGATTTTCATTTTTGGACATTTATTTTTGTCCATTTTCAAAAACCAAATCACTTTTATGAATCGAAATTCCTTACTGAAAAACACTACCTAAAATATATATATATTTTCATTACCATTTATGGTAACAATACAAATAAAATAATCGTTACGATATTTTTCAAATATAAAAAATTTAAAGTATAAAAAATTGAATTAAAAATATTGAGTTAACTATAGTTAATATAATAACAAATGGAACATATTTTCAAATTATTTGAGTTTAATATTTATAATGATAAAGGATTAGATAAGGAATCTGATTCGGATGATTATACAGAAGTAAAAAAAAATTATAAAGATACTGGTCGTTTTATGATTCAAATGTTTGGTATCAATGAAAAGGGTGAAAAAGCATCCATATTAGTTGAAGATTACAATCCATTCTTTTATGTAAAAGTGGATAATAATTGGGGGCAAAGAAAGAAAACCGCATTTTATAATCATTTAAAATCAAAAGTTGGCAAATATTATGAAGATTCAATTATAGAATGTAAATTAATTGAAAGAAAAAAATTATATGGGTTTGATGCTGGTAAAAAACATAGATTTATAGAAATAAAATTTACAAATATAAACATTTATAATAAGGTAAAAAATTTATGGTATCAAGATTCTACAAATGAGGATGGCGAGAAAGAGCGTAAATTATTAAAAAATGGATATAGTTTTGTATTTAATAACGAAGTAACTTATATTGAAATTTATGAAGCTAATATTCCTCCATTATTACGTTTCTTCCATATTCGTGAAGTTAGTCCAGCAGGTTGGGTAGCATTACCTATAAAAAAAACAATACAAATTACAGGAAATAATAAAACAACAACATGTGATTATGAATTTATAATAAATTACAAAAATATAATACCATTGAATTCTAAGGAAGATAGTGTTCCTTATAAAATAATGAGTTTTGATATAGAAGCATCAAGTAGTCATGGTGATTTTCCAGTTCCAATAAAATCATATAAAAAGTTAGCAACAAATATAGTAGATTATTTTGCTAAATTAGGAGAAATAAATGATGAGGAAATAAAAAAGATATTACGGAATATATTGAGTGCTGCGTTTGGATTTCAAAAAATGGAAAATATAGATTTGGTATATCCAAAAGAAGAGTTAAAAGATATAAAAGATTTAGAAAATAGAATAGAAAGTTGGTTAAAAATAAAAGTAAGAGATTGTAATGAACGAGGAAATGAAGAACATATTTTAGAAACATTATTTGAAAACGCGAATAAACTTTTGTTAAAAAAAGAAGTAGAAGAAAAGGAGATTTTAGATGATTCGGATGATGATTCTATAGATGAAGTTTTAGAAGAAGAAAAGTATTATCCAAATTATGTAAATCAATATAATAAAAGTCAAATAAAAAATAAAGAATTAACAATAGTGGATATATTATGTGATAAAAAATTTGAAAGAGAGGATAAAATAAATGAATTAATAAGAACACTAAGAAATAATTTTCCAGCATTAGAAGGTGATAAAGTAACATTTATAGGTTCAACATTAATGAAATATGGAGATAATGATCCATATTTAAATCATTGTATAGTGTTAAATTCTTGTGATGAAATGCCAGTAAAAAATTCACAAATTGAAACATATGAAACAGAAAAAGAAGTGTTATTGGCTTGGACAAGATTAGTTCAAAGAGAGAATCCAGATATAATAATAGGTTATAACATATTTAGTTTTGATTATGAGTTTATGTTCAGAAGATCACAAGAGTTGTATTGTGTAGAAGATTTCTTAAAATTATCAAGAAATATAAATGAGATTTCAGCATCAGTAGATTATAAAAATCCTTCAAAAATAGACATAGATAGAAGTTCAACTACGTTAGCATCGGGAACATATGAATTAGCAATTATAAAGATGAATGGTCGTTTACAGGTGGATATGTTGAATTGGTTCCGAAGGACAGAAAATTTGACATCATATAAGTTGGATTATGTAGGGGGACATTTTATAGGAGATGAAGTGAAATCGCTCCTACATATATGTAGGGACGAAACCGAAGCAACTCGTGTTCAAACAAATAATATGACTGGTTTACAAGTGGAAAGTTATATTCATTTTGAAGAAATTAATCATAGTAGTGATTATTATAAAGATGGTCAAAAATTCAAAGTAATAAAAGTTTGTAAAGAGGAAGGATGGTTTGAAGTGTTGGGAAATGAGAATCCATCTGCGAAAAAAGTTAAATGGGGATTAGCAAAAGATGATGTGACACCTAAAGATATTTTCAGAATGACAAATGAGGGACCAGCATCAAGAGCAATTATTGCGAAATACTGTATTCAGGATTGTAACTTGGTTCATTATTTATTTAATAAAGTAGATGTTGTAACTGATTTAGTTGAAATGGCCAAATTATGTAGTGTACCAATGAGTTTCTTAATATTTAGAGGTCAAGGTATCAAATTAACAAGTTATGTAGCTAAAAAATGTAGAGAAAAAGGTGTATTAATGCCATGTATTAATAAAGGATCAAAAGATGACGGTTATGAAGGCGCAATTGTATTAAATCCAAAATGTGGTTTATATTTAGATGATCCAGTATGTGTTGGTGATTTTGCTTCATTATATCCAAGCTCAATGTTATCAGAGAATTTATGTCCTAGCAGTAAAGTTTGGACAAAAATTTATGATTTAAATGGTAATTTAGTTTTAGAATCTGGAGAAAAGGATTCAGAAGGTAATTATTTGTATGATAATTTAGCTGAATATGAATACGTAGATGTTAATTTTGATACATATCGTTATATAAGAAAAACTCCAAAGGCAAAAGCAGAAAAAGTAAAATCTGGATATAAATTATGTAGATTTGCTCAACCATTAACTTTAGAAGGTATAGAAGAAAAAGCTATTATGCCTGCTATTTTACAAGAATTATTGAAAGCTAGAAAAGATACTAGAAAATTGATACCAGAAACACAAGATGAGTTCATGAAAAATGTTTTGGATAAAAGACAGCTTGCTTATAAAGTTACAGCTAATTCACTATATGGTCAATTAGGCGCTAAAACAAGTACATTTTATGAACCTGATATTGCTGCGTCAACGACAGCAACTGGTCGCTTACTATTAACTTTTGCGAAAAAAGTTGTTGAAGAATGTTATGCGGATAAAAATGTTGACACAAAATATGGTTTTGTAAATACTAAAGCCGAGTATGTATATGGAGATAGCGTAGCCTATTATACACCTGTTTTCATAAAGGTCAATGGAAAAATAGATATTTTAACAATTGAACAATTAGGTAAAAATTATGGAAATAATAATTGGATTAAATGTATAGAACCAGGTAAACAAGAAAAAGAATTTTGTGAATTAAATAATGTAGAAACCTGGACAGAAAAAGGTTGGACTAAATTATTTCGTGTTATCAGACATGTATTATCGTCAAATAAAAAAATGTTAAGAATATTAACAGATACAGGTTGTGTAGATATTACAGATGACCATTCTTTAATACAAAAAAATGGAAAAGAAATTTCTCCAAAAGATGTTCAATTAGGAATGGAATTATTACATAATCCACTTTTAGAAATTTTAATTGATGAAAATAATAAACAAAGTTTATCAAATAAAAATAATTATATGAAGAATTCATATTTATTTAATTCAATGTTAGAGGCAGCCAAATTTACTAATTATTTAAATAATAATAAAATAATGTTTTGTTTGTATTCAATTAATGATGAAATAATAATTTATACAGGAATTAAACAATTAAAAAATCCGATAGCTATTAAAAAGATGAATGAAATTCATTATTCTGGATTTGTATATGATTTAACAACTGATAATCATCATTTTGCTGCTGGTGTTGGTAACCTTATAGTTCATAATACTGATTCAGTATTCTTCAAATTTAATTTAACAGATAAAGAAACAGGAGAAAAAATTTTGGGCGAAAAAGCATTAGAATTATCAATTGAAATAGCACAAGAAGCTTGTCATAATGTTTCCAAAGTATTAAAACAACCCCATGATTTTGAATATGAAAAGATTTTTATGCCTTTCTGTTTGTTATCAAAGAAGAGATATGTTTCAATAAAATATGAATTTGATCCAAAAAAAGGAAAAAGAAATGAAATGGGTATAGTATTAAAACGTCGTGATAATGCGCCAATAGTAAAAGATATTTATGGTGGTGTAATAGATATTTTAATGAAAGAAAAGAATATTCAAAAAGCGATAGATTATGTAAATAAATGTTTACAAGAATTAGTAGATGGTAAAGTTCCAATTGAAAAATTAATAATTACAAAGTCATTGCGTTCATTTTATAAAAATCCGCAAGGTGTAGCACATAAAGTTTTAGCCGATAGAATTGGTCAAAGAGATCCTGGTAATAAACCAACATCAGGAGATAGGATACCATTTGTTTATATTATTACAAAAGACTCTGTAAAAAAAAGTAAAAAAGTTTTACAAGGTGATAAGATAGAAACACCAATATTTATCAAAGAAAATAATTTGAAAATAGATTATTCATTTTATATAACAAATCAGATAATGAAACCATTATTACAACTATTTGGTCTAGTGTTAGATGATATATGGTTAAGTCAAAAGCCACCAAGAAGAGCAAAGATTTCTAATTTTAAAAAAGAGATAGAGAATATAAAAGCATTAGAAGAAGATGAAAAAAAATGTGAAAAAAAGATAAATAAAATAAAGGATAAAGAAGTCCAAGCATTAATATTTGATAAATATTTAAGAGATACAAATAATACGAAAGAAGGAAATCAAAATTTAACAAAATTCTTTACAAAAAACAAATTAGAAATAATTTTATAACGAAGTAGAGAAATTATAATTATTTAAAAATTAATAATAATAATTTATTTTTTTATCCAAACAATGAAAATACAGATTTATTTGTATTTTGTTTTAATTTTAAAACTAATTCAGTAAGGGTTGATACATGTTTTTCTAATTGATTAATACGATTTTTCAAATTATAATCATCATCTTCAAAATAAGATTCTTCATCAGAAATTGTTTCTTCATCATCTTCATAATCGTCTTCTAAGTCTTCTAATTCATCATCATCTTCCTCAGTTTCATCAATAAAATTATTTATAATATTATCATCATATTCATCATGAGTATGTTTTCTTATAACTTCCATAGGAGAATTTAATCCATAATAATTACTATATAAAACATTATATTCTGCCAATCCTTGTTCGTCTAATTTAAATATAATAGCATTAGGTGTTCTTTTATGTTTTAAAGCAATATCATCAATAGATAATTTTAAAAGCTCAAATTCTCTTTGTAAATTTAGGCATTCTTTAATAGTCCAACGGTTTCTAAATCGTTTACACTTATCCATATTATTAATATATAATACATAATGTCTTTAAATTATTTATTTATTATAATTTCTTGTTATTGGTCTACGGGTTTTTTTAATAAAAATAAATAATTTTAAACAATATTATTCAAATATTCATTTTCGGAATCACTGTCATCATTATTATTACGATCATTTAATGTGGAAGAACTACTTATTATTGTTTCATACAATAAAATATTATGAGAAGGATCAAAAATTAACCTATCATTTTCATTATTTTGTTGTAAAATATTTTGAAACATTCTTGTTGTAATATTATTCAATAATTCATTAGATAATAGATTGTTAGTTATATCAAAAGCAATCTGATCTATTTGGTTGGTTTCAGAATTTCTAATAATATTAACATTGGAAAATAAATTATTTTCTCCATTACTAGAAGTTGTATTATTTATTGATGGATTGTTAGAAGTTGTATTATTTATTGATGGATTGTTTGAAGTTGTATTATTTGTTGATGTATTATTTGTTGATGTATTATTTGTTGATGGATTGTTAGAAGTTGTATTATTTGTTGATGGATTGTTTGTTGATTGATTGTTTGAAGTTGTATTGTTTGAAGTTGTATTATTTGTTGATGTATTGTTAGAAGTTGTATTGTTTGAAGATCTTTGGGAACTTCTATAATTTCTTATATCATATCTACATACTGGACAACGAACATTACTATTAAACCATGTTTGAAAAGAATTCTGACAAAATATATGACCGCAATGAATTATTTGTCTAACCATATCATCAGAATTAAAGTGTTCTAATGATATTGGGCAATTTTCATATAAAGGATTTTCAATATCGCCATATTTAATAATTCTAGAAGAAATATTAATTTGTTCATTAGTTGGTCTAACAATGACATTAGTATTTAAAAAATTAGACAAAAATGAAGATACCTCGTTATTATTATTTCTAAATAAATTGTTAGTTTGTTCACGATTGTTAGTTTGTTCACGATTGTTACTTTGTTCACGATTGTTAGTTTGGCGTCTATTATTAGTTTGTTGAGTAATATTGCTATAAATTGATGGATTGATTGGATTATTATAATCATAAAAAATAAAGTTGTTCTGTCTTTCCTGATTAAATAAATTATCAATGTGTCTATTTAAAAATGTATAGGGAGTTCTAGTTGTTCTATGATTACGATTATTAATATTAATTGTATTTTGTATATTATTACGTATATCATCTAACATATCATATAAACGTGTAATTTGTGAATTAACTAAATTATATTGAGAAATATACATATCTATTAAACGATGCTGATCAGGGGATAAATTAATATTTGACATACTAATATAATATATTATACAAAATATGTTTAAATATAAACTAATAAATAAATTAATATAAATGAGTTTTGAAAAATATAAAGATAAGGGATTATCCGGATTGACAAATTTAGGTAATACATGTTTTTTAAATTCAACAATCCAAGTTTTGTCACATACATATGAATTAAATAATTTTTTATCATTAGAAACTTATAAAAAGCGTTTAAATAATAAATATGATTCAGCATTATTATTAGAATGGGATGGATTAAGAGAGATATTATGGAAAGAAAATTGTATAGTTTCACCTTTTAAATTTGTAAAAACTGTTCAAAAATTAGCTCATATAAAGGGTCAGGATATGTTTACAGGATTCAATCAAAATGATTTACCAGAATTTTTAATATTTTTAATAGATTGTTTTCATAATTCATTAACACGTGAAGTAAATATGACAATTGAAGGAGAAATTAAAGATGACAAAGATAAAATAGCGGTAAAATGTTTTGAAATAATAAAACAAATGTATGAAAAAGATTATTCAGAAATATTAGAATTATTTTATGGAATTCAAATATCACAATTAGAGAATGCTGAAACAGGAAAAAAAATGAATATGACGCCAGAACCATTTTTTATAATAAATTTACCAATACCAGAAAATAATAAATCACCAAATTTATTAGATTGTTTTGATTTATATGTTGAAAGTGAATTATTAGATGGAGATAATAAAATTACTGATGAAGAAAGTGGTAAAAAAGTTGCTGCGAAAAAAAATATAATGTTTTGGAATTTTCCAAATATATTAGTAATTGATATAAAAAGATTCAACGCGATGAATAGAAAAAATCAAGTAATGATAAATTTTCCAATAGAAAATCTTGATTTGTCAAAATATGTAATAGGATATAATAAAGATTCATATATTTATGATCTATATGGTGTATGTAATCATAGTGGATCAGTAATGGGTGGTCATTATACATCATTTGTAAAAAACGCAAATGGAAAATGGTATCATTATAATGACACTAGTGTTTCAGAAGTTGGAATGGTGCAACAAATAATAACTCCAAAAGCATACTGTTTTTTTTATAGAAAACGATATAATAGTAAAGTTATAAATAATAATAAATTAGTAAAAAACAAAATATTGATAA